GGGCCCGCGCACGGTCTGATTTACTTTCCTTAAACCTTTGACGGTCTGATGCCTCTCAAGCGGGCAAGAGGCCTGGCATGAGCGGGATCAAGGAGAGCAGCGCGATGATACTGGATTTCTTTCGGCAAGGTGGCACTGCGCCGGACGCGGTGCCCGAGCAGAAGGCAAGTGCCACGGGCCGCGTGATGGCGTGGCATGGGGCGGGGCGCGTGGCCTGGAGCCCGCGCGATACTGTCAGCCTGACGCGCACCGGCTTTGCTGGCAATCCGGTGGGGTTTCGCTGTGTCAAGATGATCGCCGAGGCGGCGGCGGCGCTGCCGCTCATCTTGCAGGGTTGCGAGCAGCGATTTGCGGTGCATCCGGTGCTGAGCCTGATCAAATGCCCCAACCCGGCGCAGGGGCGGGCGGAGCTTTTCGAGGCGCTTTACGGCCAGCTCTTGTTGACGGGAAATGCCTATGTCGAGGCGGTGGGCGCGGGCGGCGTGCCGGTGGAATTGCATGTGCTGCGCTCGGATCGGATGAGCGTGGTGCCGGGGTCGGATGGCTGGCCGGTGGCCTATGAATATGCCGTGGCGGGGCGCAAGCATCGGTTCGATGTGCGCGAGGGCGTACCCTGTATTTGCCACATCAAGAGCTTTCATCCGCAGGATGATCATTATGGGCTGTCACCCCTGCAAGCGGCGGCGCAGGCGGTGGATGTGCATAATTCCGCGAGCCGCTGGTCGAAGGCACTCTTGGACAATGCCGCGCGGCCTTCGGGGGCGATTGTCTATAAGGGGGCTGATGGGCAGGGGGCGATGTCGGGCGATCAATATGACCGGCTGGTGAGTGAGATGGAGGCGCATCATCAGGGCGCGCGCAATGCTGGGCGTCCGATGCTGCTGGAAGGCGGGCTTGATTGGAAGCCGATGGGGTTCAGCCCCTCGGATATGGAATTCCAGAAGACCAAGGAGAGTGCGGCGCGCGAGATTGCGCTGGCCTTTGGCGTGCCGCCGATGCTGCTGGGTATTCCGGGCGATGCGACCTTTGCCAATTACCAGGAAGCGAACCGGGCGTTTTACCGGCTGACGGTTTTGCCGCTGGCCATGCGTGTGGCGGCGACGATCTCGGCTTGGCTGGGGCGGATGAGTGGCGAGGCGCTGGATCTTGCCCCCGATCTGGATCAGGTGCCGGCGCTGGCGGCGGAGCGCGATGCGCAATGGGCGCGGGTGGGTGCGGCGGAGTTTCTGAGTGACGCGGAAAAGCGCAGCCTGTTGGGCCTGCCTGCCGTGGCGGCGGAGGAGGCGGATGGTTGAGCGGGGCGCGCCGCCGCCGCGCTATGGGTTCGAGGCGTTCGACTGCGCGCCGGGGCTGCGGCTGGAGGCGCATGAGCGGGTCTCGGAGTTGCAGACCCGCGCGATGACCGAGCGGTTGGAGCGGATGGAGGCGGCGCTGGAGCGGTTGGAGCGCCGGTTATGGCTGGCGGTTTACGGCGTGGTGGCGGCGATTCTGGCGCAGGCGTTTCAGCCGCTGTTGGCGGCATTGCCGGGGTGAGGCAGAGCGAAAGGATGAGGCGGATGGAGATGGAGACAGGGCTGGAGCGCAAGTTCGCGCGGCTGGATGGCGCGGTGCTGAGCGTGAGCGAGGCGGGGCAGATCGAGGGCTATGCCAGCCTGTTTGGCGCGCCCGATCAGGGCGGCGATATTGTCGAGCGGGGCGCATATGCGGCCTCTCTCGGGCGGCTGGCCAAGGAGGGGCGGCGGGTCAAGATGCTGTGGCAGCATGATCCGGCGCAGCCGATCGGGATCTGGGACGAGGTGCGCGAGGATGCGCGCGGTCTCTGGGTCAAGGGGCGGCTGCTAGAGAGTGTGGAAAAGGCGCGCGAGGCGGCGGCGCTGATTGCCGCCGGGGCGATTGACGGGCTGAGTATCGGCTATCGGACGCTGCGCGCGGCGAAGAATGACAAGGGCCAGCGGCTCTTGCGGGAACTGGAGCTGTGGGAGGTGTCGCTGGTGACATTTCCGATGCTGCCCAGTGCGCGGGTGATGGCCAAGGGCGATGCCCCGGAGGCCCAAACCCTGCGCGAGATGGCGGCGGCGTTTGACGCGGCCCGCCGGGAGATGGCGCAGGTGTAGCGCCCGAGCGACGACCCAATCTGAAGGATGGAATGATGACAACCCAAGCAAAGGCTCGGGCCGGGGAAGATCTGTCTCCGGTGGCCGAGGTGAAATCCGCAGTGGCGGGTTTTCTGAGCGAATTCAGCGGCTTTCGAGCCGAAATTCACAATCGACTGCAACAGCAAGAAGAGAAAATGACCATGTTTGAACGCAAATCCATCGCCCTTGCGCGTCCACATCTTGCCGCGACCTCTGACGGGTCTGCGCCGCATCGCAAGGCGTTTGACGCCTATCTGCGCGGCGGCGACGATGACGGGCTGCGGGGTCTGGAGCTGGAAGGTAAGGCGCTCAATACCGCGATTGCGGGCGAGGGTGGCTATCTGGTCGATCCGCAGACTGCCGAAACGATCCGTTCGGTGCTGAGCACGACCGCGTCGATCCGGGCGGTGGCCAATGTCGTAGCGGTCGAGGCCACCAGCTTTGACGTGCTGGTGGATCACACCGATGTGGGCCATGGCTGGGCCACGGAAAGCGGCACGGTGCCCGAGAGCGATACGCCGGTGATCGACCGCATCAGCATCGCGCTGCATGAGTTGAGCGCGTTGCCGAAAGCCAGCCAGCGGCTGCTGGATGACAGCGCCTTTGACGTCGAGGGCTGGCTGGCGGGGCGTATCGCTGACAAGTTTGCGCGCGCCGAAGCGGCGGCATTCGTGGCGGGCGACGGTGTGGACAAGCCGCGCGGATTTCTGACGCATCCGAGTGTAGACAATGACGTCTGGGTCTGGGGCAATTTGGGCTATGTGCCGACCGGCGTTGCGGGCGCGATAGCCGGGCCTGAGCCGATTGTTGATCTGGTCTATGCCTTGGGCGCGCAATACCGCGCCAATGGCACCTTCGTGATGAATTCCAAGACCGCAGGCACCATTCGCAAGATGAAGGATGCCGATGGGCGGTTCCTGTGGTCGGATGGTCTGGCGACGGGAGAGCCTGCGCGGCTGATGGGCTATCCGGTGCTGATCGCCGAGGATATGCCCGATATTGCCACCGGGGCCAATGCCATTGCCTTTGGTGATTTCCATGCCGGGTACACGGTGGCCGAGCGCCCGGATCTGCGGGTGTTGCGCGATCCCTACAGCGCCAAGCCGCATGTCCTCTTTTACGCGACCAAGCGGGTGGGCGGCGATGTGTCTGACTTCAAGGCCATCAAGCTCTTGAAATTCGCCGTCTCGTAAGGGGCTGCGAAGAGGGTTGGGGGTGTGGTGGCCCCCGTCCCGAGGCGCGTGCCGTTCGGGTGTGGCGTTGTCCAGCTTTCCCCTCCGTCCGTGCAACGCCGGATGGCGCGCGCCTGAACCACCGGAGGGGTCCGGGATATATGGAGTAGGTCCATGATGTTAATCGAAGAAACCGCGGCGCCCCCGGCCGCGCTGCCGCTGGCGGAATTCAAGGCGCATCTGCGGCTGGGCACGGGGTTTGCGGATGACGATATCCAGGACCCGGTTCTGGAGAGTTTTCTGCGTGCGGCGCTGGCCGGGATCGAGGGGCGCACCGGCAAGGTGTTGCTGGAGCGAGAGTTTTCATGGGCGCTACGCGTGTGGCGCGATGCGGCGGGACAAGCGCTTCCAGTGGCGCCGGTGCGTGCGGTGCTGAGCCTGAGCCTGCGCAACCGGGCTGATGAGGTCGAGGTGATTGATCCGGCGCTTTACCGTTTGGAGCAGGATGCGCACCGGCCGGTTCTGCGGCCCGTTGCGGCAGTTTTGCCCACGATTGAACGCGGCGGTGTGGCGGATATCCGGTTCCGCGCCGGTTATGGCGCGGCTTGGAGCGATTTGCCTGCCGATCTGGTGCAAGCGGTGCTGATGCTGGCGGCGCATTACTATGAATATCGGCATGAAACGGGTCTGAGTAGCGGCTGCATGCCCTTTGGCGTGGCGAGCCTGATCGAGCGCTATCGCACGGTGCGGTTGCTGGGCGGGGGCGCGCGGTGATGGCGCGCCCGAGGCTGAACCGACCCCTCGTTCTGGAAGGGGCGGTGCGTCTGCCTGATGGCGCGGGTGGGGTCACAGAGGTCTGGGAGGCGCGCGGCACGCTCTGGGCTGAGGTCAGCGCGCGCACGGGGCGCGAGGCCGAGGCCGAAGGCGTGGCTGTGGCGCGGGCGGGCTACCGGATCACGGTGCGGGCAGCGCCACAGGGGGCGGCATCGCGGCCCGAGGCCGGGCAGCGGCTGCGCGATGGGGCGCGGATTTTCGCGATCCTGTCGGTGACGGAAGCCGATGGCGCGGGCCGATACCTGAGCCTCTGGGCGCAAGAGGAGGTGGTGCCATGAGTTATGCGTTGGCGGCGGGATTGCAGGCGGCGGTGTATCAGCGGCTGGTGCAGGATGCGGCGCTGAGCGCGTTGGTGGGCGGTGCGATCCATGACGCGGTGCCGCCCGGACGGGTGCCGCCGCTCTATGTCACGCTCGGCCCCGAGGAGGTGCGTGCGCGTGGCGATGGCTCTGCGGGCGGGGCTTGGCATCGGTTCACCGTCACGGTGGTGAGCGAAAGCGCCGGATTTCAACAGGCCAAGGCGGTGGCGGGTGCGGTCAGTGATGCGCTGGTGAATGCTGAATTGTCGCTGACACGCGGTCGTGTGACCAGTCTCAATTTCCTGCGTGCGCGCGCCCGGCGCGAAACGGGCGGTCAGGCGCGGCGGATCGACCTGACCTTTCAGGCGCGCGTCGATGAGGACGCGTAACCTTTAATCTCTGGAGTGACGACAATGGCGGTACAGAACGGCAAGGACCTGCTGGTCAAGATTGACCTCAATGGCAGCGGCAATTTTCAGACGGTTGCGGGGCTGCGGGCCACGCGGGTCAGTTTCAACGCCGAGAGCGTGGACGTGACCAGCCTCGAGTCCGCCGGGGGCTGGCGCGAGTTGCTGGCTGGGGCGGGTGTCAAATCCGCCAGTATCAGCGGTTCGGGCATTTTTCGCGATGCGACAAGCGATGCGCGGGCGCGGCAGATCTTCTTTGACGGGGAAATGCCGGATTTTCAGGTGGTGATCCCGGATTTTGGCACCATCGAGGGGCCGTTCCAAGTGACGGCGATCGAATATGGCGGCACCCATGATGGCGAGGCGACCTATGATCTGGCACTCGCCTCGGCGGGGCAGTTGACCTTTTCGGTGCTGTGATCGTGATGGCCAACCCCTGGGCAGGCGAGGTCGCGCTGGTGATCGGTGGTGAGCGGCAGGTGATGCGGCTGACGCTGGGGGCTTTGGCCGAGTTGGAGGCGGGGTTGAAGAGCGGCTCGCTGGTTGATCTGGTGATGCGGTTCGAGGGCGGCGCGTTTTCCACCCGCGATGTGCTGGCGTTGATCGTGGCGGGGCTGCGCGGCGGGGGCTGGCGCGGAACGGCGGCGGATTTGCTGAGCGCCGAGATCGAGGGCGGGCCG